ACGCCGGGAACGGTGTAGGGCTGATCTCGATAAGATCAACGTCAACAAGCGTTCTGACGATGTTTTTTGGGTCGGTTTCGTCCCAGGCGTCTTTTTTTGTCCTAAAACCAAAAGAGACACCATCGGTGTCCCCTCGTTTTATGCTCTCTAATGCGTCTTTCCCCCAGGTTGTGTCTGGTAATACCAGCTCAAACCGTAGTCCTTTTTCATCTTCCTCCAGCGTGAGAGTCTCGTTTTTGGTCGCTCCAAGAGGATAATCCGGATTATGGTTCCATAATGCCTTGATATTCCGCTTGCTTGTCAGGCTGCTGGCAAAGGCGCCAGCCTGTATTTTTTCTCGAAATCCCCACATTTTACCGCTTAACTTCTCAAAAACCGCCGCATACCCCTTGATTGCCGCCTGGCCGTCATCGGCCCTCACCTCTAATTCCTCTATGGGTATGTATCTGCGCTCTATGCTCAACTTTCCCCCTCCTCCTCCTGATCTGATTGTTTAAGTCCCGCTATCCCGCCTTTTATTGCCATATCAACGGAAATCATATTACCATTGACAAGGTATGCTGTTCCGACTTCCCCCTCTATCGGGTTCATGTTCTCCAGCGCCCGCCATTCGTTGGCGTTTATAACTCCATCCTGCCGCTGGATATGCAAGCCCTCTTGCCTGCTCTTATAATCGCCGCGCATAAGCGCCTCCAGGGAAAATTCCGCGAAGTACAGGCGGCGCTCATTGGAGTTTAATAACTGTTTGCTGATCCTCTGCTCGATCAACGTGGCCCAGGGTGCTATGCAGAAGGTGACAAATTCAATGCCCTGGTGCTCAATATTACTAAATGTCGCCCTTTCCAGGTCGCCGATCATGTGAGGCGGGACGCCGAATATCCTGGCAACCTCTAAAGTCTGGAATTTACGCGACTCCAGCGCCTGCGCTTCCTCCGGGCTGGCCCCCATCTTGGCAAATTTCATTCCTTCTTCAAGGATGGCAACCTTATGTGCGTTTTCTATGCCGCTATAAGTCTTATCCCAAGCTGCTTTCAGCCGTTCCTGCGCTTCTTTTGACAGGGTTTCCGGGTGCTCTAAAACTCCGCTGATATTGGCGCCCCGGCCGAAAAATTTGGCTGCATACTTTTGTAAGGCCAGGGCAAGGCCGATTTGCTCCCTGCCTTTATTAAGCAGATCAACACCAAGCAGGCCGTTAGTGCTCATGCCCCGGATGTGCAAGACCTGGTCCTGCCACAAAACCACCGACTCCCCGGACGACAGGGTATATTTATATCGCGGCTCATTCTCAAAGAGCTGTACTTCCATGCTTGTCGGGCTGACAAGCGGCAGTAATTCGGTTACTTCGCCACTAGCCTTGTCACGGCCAATCAATGAGTAGTGGTTGCCATAAAGCAACATATTAGTCATGACTTGTTGCCGGTACTCAAAGGCTGTCTGATATCCGTTCGGAGAATCGTGCAGTATATAATAAAGCGGATGTTCTGTTGCTTTGCGCTTGCCGCCTGTGGATAATTTTTCATAAAGCGGCAGGGGCAGCATAGCCATTGTAAAACTCAAAAGCCGCAGGCATGCCAGCACGGAGGCGGCTGTCATGGCACTATCTTCGCCAACGTAAACCCCTGATGACGCCTGGGATGCACCCATTAAGTCCAGCCATTTATCCCACTTTCCATACCTGTCGCTGCGTTTTTTTAACCACCTGCCAATGATGGGTATTTGCAATATATTCACGCCTCCTTATAGCACAACCAGGTCATAATCCGGATTCTCATATACTGATGTCTTATTCTCATGCACCGCTGCCCTGGCTAGGGCGTCAATCAGCGCCACAATACCGTCGATCCGTTCTATGCTCTTACCCTTAACAGGTCTGATGTTCTCGTTTTCGTCAATTTTCACTTCTAAATTTGAGAAATTCCACCTTGCTACGGGGTTACCGCCGTGTGCTATCTGCTGACCTAATATCAGCTTTTCAAGCAGTTTCATGGCCGGCGACATGGTTTTATAACCCTGCCTTACCTCGGCCATTGTCAGCCCGTCATCCGTCAGGTCGATTGACAGCTGCAGCGCATGCCAGGGGTCAAATCCTATCTCCCGGATGTCATATAAGTCGCGCTGCCGCTTTATATCCTCACGGATAAAAGCGTAATCTACAACGTTGCCGGGAGTTGTCTTGATGTAACCTTCTTTTATCCAGCGGTCATATGCGACACCGTCGCGCCGGACGCGTTCTTTGAAGTTGTCCTCCGGGATATAGAACCGCCACAAGGCCCGCCATAACGGATCATCATCCGTCGGCGGGAAGGCCAGGGCAAAGGCTGTCAGGTCAATACTGCTGGACAGGTCAAGACCGCCGTAGCAGGGACGATGCGCCAACCTTTCCGGGATAACGATGTCTGCCGATGCGTCCCAGGCTTCAAGCGGTATCCATTTTGACGTTTTTATTTTCTCCCACGAGTTAAGCCTCAGCCAGCGAAAGTTTTTCTCTCGTGACAGGTTACCTTTTGCCCTGGTGTACTGGTCCCGGACTTTTTCCATCGGCACGGTGTGGTCAATGGACGGGTTCACCATGCGCCATACTTCTTCATCTTGCCAGTCAATTTCATCTACTACGCAGTAGTCACGACCTGTCCAGATGCGGTTATTATCGCGGTCAATGCCGTACAGCATGGCATAGAATGTGGGATCAACTTTAAGCCCCATAAGTACGTCAACGGCCATCTGGTGGAGCTCCCACCCTATGGTTTCTCGATCCGGGTCGTCTCCTGCTGTGGTTAGGAATACATACAGAGGCTGAACCCTGGCGTCGCCTGATCCTTCTGTCATAACATCATAAAGGCCACGGTTCGGTTGCGCGTGTGCTTCGTCAAATATAACCCGCGACACGTTTAAGCCATGCTTTGTATTATGCGTTATCATCCCGTTGGTAATATGTGTCTGAATGTTTTTCACTTCAAGCGAGATGGTCTTAATAGGTGATAATATCTCTATGGACACTATTCTGTCAGCTACGTGTGCATTAAACGCAGAGAGAGGGGTCCTTTCTGTTTTTATTGCCAGCTTGTATTTCTTGTTTCCATTTTTCATATATGGCGCTATAGCGCTGTAAAGTGTTTTTAATTGCGCCAGGCCAGATACATGCAGGTTGTTTTTTGCGATTGTTGCATTTATACCAAATCTTGCAAGCAATGACTGTCCGTCTTTTAGCATATTATCGCTACAACTTGACCATTTAGCCATATGCGACGTTATCGGGACACATCCATCGGTATCCATCCAACCCGCCAAAAAGGCAGCCCATGCAACTGGCCCGCCTTTAAAGATTGCTTCCGGTATTCTTTTATTATAAGCTCGCGATTCCTGCCCAAAATGTTTTCTAACCCATTCGCGGCCTGGGCTTTTTGTCCTTTTCCCCCTGCCCATTACGTGATGTTCGTGGCACGATCCGCCTATTGCGCCTTTTTGCTTTTGCCTGGTTGAATAATTGGACACCAAACAACTCCCAATCGACTGCATAAATCGGTTCATTTCGTTGATAATTTTTTCGTCAATATTTATGAACCTAAATCTGCCGCACTCACCATCTCCGGCCCATGCTCCCGCTGCCCACGCCTCTAATGCGGACATATTACTCGTCATCTCTGGCCAATTTAATGCAATTTTTATCCTGTCATTTATTTTTAAGTCCTTTGCTTTTGACCATTGGTATTTATGTGTCAAGTCCTGTGATCTTCGCCCATTAATCATTGTTAAGAACGGATGTTCTCCGGTAACAATAATCTCTCTGCTTCTATGGGTTTTAATTCTATACACAGGAGATGGTGGCTGTTCCTCTACGGACTCAATTTTTGCTGGTGTTAGTTTTTCGCCATCCCATCCAATAATCATTTGTCCAGCATATAAAGTGCTGGCCATCTTTCTGCTGCCGTCAGCCATGTCAATAATGGTGTCCGGGTGTAAACAATATGCCTCTGCCGACAACACCTGATAAAATGATTTTGTCGGCAGATAGACAAGCCGCTTTTGCGACAGCACGGGCTTAATTCGTTTCTTGAGTGCCTGGTCCTGGTCAACCATATCCACGGCAACATCAAAGATAATAGATGCCTGCGCCCGGTCTGCAGCGCAGCCGTAAACCTCAGCCGCCCATTCATCGTCAGCACATAGCCCTTGCAGTGCGATACCGGCACCAAGCTCGGATTTACCCTGCTTCTTACATACCTCCAGATAAGCGGTGTTATACTGCCTAATCCCGCTGTTCCGGAGTGTGCCAAATACGTCTGTCAAAGCTTGCTCCTGCCAGGGCAGTAAAGTAAAAGGCACACCTTTCCATTTACCTTTGGTGTGCCGTAGGTGGCGTATAAATTTTATCGCCCGGTCAGCTTTGGCCTGGTCGAAGTACACTTTACTTCACCCCAGACAGCAGGCTTTCCATGTCGTCTTTGGCCTCGCCGGGATTGATGTTAATTCTGCTCATGCTGGCCGGGGTCATGCCAAACTCAACCATATAAGACTTCATCTGATCTAAACACCTGTTCGCTACTGTCATAAACGGTGATAACTGCGGATATCCATTAGGCGTTTTAACCAGCATCCCATGCTTGCGGATCATGCCCTCAGCCTCAATCCACCTGCTATATACCTGGCAATAGGCGGCCAAGGCCGCCATATTTAACTTATTGACCAGTCCAAGCGGTTCGAGTAGATCGACAACCCTTTTCCATTCCCGCTTTGCGGCCTTGTCCAGATGCGCCGGGCATTTCGGGGCAAGGGGTTCCGGTTTCGGTTCGTTTTTGGGTAGGGGCCGCTTACCCGGATTACCCTCTAATACTTTTAATACTGTCGGCTTTCGTGGTCTGCCGGCCATAATATCAACTCCATTTAAAAACCGCCTTTCGGC